AAAAAAAATAATTAATACAGGACCTCCTTACCTCAGCTGTCTTCACGGTCGGGTTAAGATGAGCTTTACGCAATCCCTCTTACTGGCGGTTTATTATCTGGAGCATCCTCTCTCTTTATAGATAGCTTCATAGTTATCTCTATTAGGATGCAGATATTTAAGTCTTCTTTCTTTGTGAGCTTGCTGTCTCTCTAACCCTCTAATTAAAAACGTAGAGTACCTAAAAAATTGCCACATTTTATCTGTTATTTCATACTGTAAAACAGAGTGTTCTTGGTAGCTAAAACTAAATAGGGCAATTCGCAAAAACATTCTCCAGCTAGCTACACTACTGCCAGAATAATGAGATAGAATTTTAGCTATTTGCGTATCTGTATGTTCTTCAGTTAGCTTATAGTAGTTATCACGTGAAATATTTATCACTTTTAACCCAAAATTTTTACGTCTAGCTATAGCTTTATCATCTATGTACATCTCTCTTTCGCTGACTTTATGAAAAAATTTAGCTATGCTAGGTTTCTGTCCCTTAGTTACATAAACTAGATTATGTGAAACTTCATAAATATCGCAAAATGAGTTAATATCAATCATTATTGTAGTCCCTCAGTTGAAAGTATAATAACTGTAATCGCTATTAAAGAAACAATAAGACCAAATAGCTCCCTACGCAAAGGAGTAGCCACAAACCATTTACTAAATTTTTCTATCATTATAATACCTCTATAATTTGTTGTTTACTTCCTACTAAGGCTACCTTTAAGCCTAGACAAGTAAGTGTGCCATTTTTATCTGTATGGGTAGCAGATAAAATCTTAAAGAAGCTATTATTATCCATAATTAACCACTCAGCTCCTTTTCCAAATGTGTTTTTAAGTCTGTCCTGCTCGTATCTTACATACTCTATAACATCCTCAAGTGTTTTTATTTCATCTTCCGTATTATACCCCACTAAATCTATAAGTCTAGCCATTTCATAAAAAATAACTACTATAAGTAAACCGACTGCTACACCACCTAAAAAGATAAATATAGAGAAGCCCATTACGCTACCTCTATAAAAATCTCATCTGTAGCAACTAAAGCTAACACGCATCCTAACCAAGAAGTTAAATAATTGTCATCTTTTGAATTTTCCACAACAATTTTCCAGCTGGCTGTGTCAAGTAAAATAACTGTAGCTTTTATATTATATTGGCTCTGTAAAGAAGCTATTTTATCCTCTACAGTTTCTTGAATTTTATACTCTACAGCTTCTTTAATTTTATCGTACTCTCTAAGTGGATTAGCTTCACTAATGTAGTCTTCTTCATCACGTTTATTGTAGATAAATAATGATACTAGACCTATATTAATAATAGTAAATAGTATCATAGCTACATCAATCATTGGTAATCTCCTTTAGCTTTATCAGTTCTTACAGTCATAAAAACTGGCTGTACGTATGTTCCATCTTTAAGTATCTGCTCATAAGCTATCTCTATGATGTTATCTAAATAGTATGAAGCTCCCCGTTCTTTGTCGGCATCTGTTCTAGGTGCTACCCAAACTACTCTTCCTTCTTTGTCTTCAAGTTTTAAGCTACCTATCCTGTATTGATTTTTACCTTGTCCTGCTTTCCAGTCTGTACAAAGTAAATCAGCAGTCTGTCTGCCTTTACGTTTAAATAATCCTGCTGTACGTTTACCATCACTGTGCCACTTGTGGTCAAGTTGAGTAACTACAATTCCTTCCCATCCATCATTTAAAGTAGCGTAATAGAAGTCAGTTAGCTCATCCATACTATTACATAGTTTACCATCTGCTGTAACATCAGCCAGCTCAAAATCTAAGTCTAAGTTATCATCAAACATAGCATACCATCTATCTTCAAAAGGTTTATCAGTCTTTCCTTTATAGAAATCATCTAATGGCACATAGTTAAAGATGCGTACATCAAACTCAGCTGTATTTTTAACTCCTTTAGCTGTATTAGTTCTGAGAGTTGTTTGTATTCCACATTTAACTCTATCTCCAAGTTTACCTTGAACACCTTTACCTAGTAGCTCAAACATATAAGCTCCCTCAGCCATATTGTCAAATATAGAACTCTCCATCTCAAACAGATGTCCGCCACTTGTATAGAATTTAGGCTTATCACCATCAACTACACACACAGTTCCAAACCCATCATATTTGATAGAAGCTACGCAAGGAAAATTAATCCTATCTTTCTTTTTAAAGTTCTTAAAGTCTAATGCTTTCTGCATACCAAACTGCGGTATAATCTGTTTGCCGTAAACTTTGTTAATAGTTTTAGCTGAGACACCTGCTCTAATACTTCTACATAGTTTCAAGTTAAGTAAATCATCTTCTCCATTGTTCTTATCGCCAGTTTTGTTATAGGTAATATATGGATTATATACAGCTATTAAATAGTTAGTCCAGTCATTGTCATTTTTGTGAGCTTCTAAAATTCTTTCTTTTACTTTTGTTGAATTTGTAGCTCTCAATTTATGTATAATATTTATCATTAGTTCTGTCCTTTAATATATTTGTGTAGCTTCTCAGTTACTTTAACTATATTTTTACTTCTTGTCACTTCTTTACCTAAATAGAGACCTACGTATTCAGTACCTATCATCTTTATTTCTACTATAATAGTCATTGTTTGTTTCTCCTATGATACATTTTATCTATAAAGTTCTTTTTGTTTACGCTTACGGTTGTATAAACTTGCTCAGAAATAGCACCTTTAACTAAATAGAAGTGTACCTTTATACTACTATTTCTATTTTTGTTAGCTTGTCTAGCTCTTCTTTGACTATGTTTTGCTGTGCTAAAGTCTTGACTAAGTATAACTAGATGTTGATAATCACTTAAATCTACACCTTCAGCATAGCTAGTACCTTGCAGTAGTAAAGCATTTTTAAAGTATTTTTGTAGCTTGATAAGTTCAGCTTGGTAATGATACATAATAACTAAATCTTTAGTATCTCCAAAATCTCTAAGTATAGCTTCTATCTTTTCTGCATTCTTTAGTAATCCACTTGACCCATCAACTTTTTTATACACACCACTTTCTATTTGATGTAGAGTAGTACGCAACTTCATAGAGCTATCAAGTGGCACTTCTTCACCATCCACTTCTAGCATCTCAGTAGCTTCGCATTCATCATATAAATTTAAAGTGTCTTCACTTAATTTTACCCAATGTATAATGTCTTCTGGCTCGTGTTTAAACCCTAATTCTTTTCTAGTTTTAGTAATGAATAGATGCTTAACCATCTGCCAAACTTCATCTTTTACTTTATCGTATTTAATAGCTTGCCCGTGTCCAGTATATACTACTTCAGGTATTCCATACTTATTAAACCATTTATAAAAGTTAGGGAAGCTATCAAATGGGCTGTACTTACTCATATTAAACTGGTGAAATAGCTGTGCATAACTCTGAGCATTAGGTGTAGCAGAAGATAAAATAATAGGTTTATCATAAGTTATCTGCTGTGTTAATTTAGCTATTACACCTAGCTTAGGATACGCACTTAAAAATGCGTGGCTCTCATCAAGTATTACTACATCAAATTTAGCGTCTTTAAACTCAGATTTTAGCTCCTGCGTAGTAAACTTTTCCAGCTTACCTTTTATACGCTTCTCTTTTTTGTACTGTTTGTACAGTCCTTGATAATGTACTAGAGTATAAAATTTATCACCTTTATTCCACGTTCTATCACCATCAAAACCGCCGATATAAGCATTTAAAGTGCCAGCCCACCCTTTAGTAGCATTTTCAAAAGTCTTCTCATTTTCGCCCATAAGAGCCCTTTTCTTTGTAAGAATTAAGCATCTATTAGCTTTGGAGAGTTCCACCAAACGAATAGCTGTAAGAGTTTTTCCAGTTCGCTCCTCCATACCTAGATAAACTAACCCATAACTCTTAATTATCTTGAGAGCTTCTCTAGCTAGCTCCTCTTGATAATCGTAAGGCTTCATTTTAAACAACCCCACACACTACATCCTGCATTAATATCCCCATCATCATTGTCTGAGAATTTTATATGTGTCTGTCCTATATTTTCTGTTCTGTGTCTATCAAAGTAAGCTAGAAACATAGTATTACAGCTAATATGATAAAGGTGACTTAATCCAGTTTCAGGGTCAATCTTTTCACCTTTTCTGTACGCCATTAAATGTCTAAGTATAGCACCCTCATAACGTGCGATGTCTTTACCTGTAGCTTTTTTCCAGTTTTCTGCCTCATACTTTTTAGCTCCAAACGTAAGAACCTCCGCTGTACCGATTATAAAATCTGGGTCTAGTAATTCCATTCTAACCTTATCTTTATCATTTTTAGTAAACTTTTGCATCTTAATTCCTTTTATCGTAGTCAGCTATAAATCTAAGTAACTTTTGTCTAAGGTCTTTGCCTTTATAAGAAGCTACAATTAATAGCTTATCCATAACGTGTCCGCAAGCATCTACAGTTTTGTTATTATCTTTGTTCTGCTCTTTTTCAGCTAAACTGTTAAGATGTTCTACCGATACGTAATCATCTAAAAGTAGTCCAAAATCATCATATAAAATCTTAGCTCGAGTAGCTGTGGTACTCTTAGTTATACCCTTTTTATATCTATACACCATACTTGTATCTTGAAAACCTAGCTCGTGGCTAAGTTCTGTAGGTGTTACCTTTTGTAAAGCTATGTCTATAGCTTCTTGTAAGCTAACTTTTTTCATTACTGTTTTCCTTTCTCAATAGGCATTTCACCTTTGCCATTAATCCAATCCATAACAGCTTTGTCATAATCTGAGTTAAGGTAAATGCTTTCACCTCTATACTGTGTAAATAGAAAAGAAAAACGTGTACCGTCGCTAGCTAACTCTTTAGCTTTCTTCGCTTCTTTTTTAGCCTCTAAAACTTCACGTTTTAAGGCTTCTATTTTTAATGCTTGTGTAGCGTAAGCTTCCATTTCTGCTAATCCCATTTTATTTACCTCCAAATAATTCGACTTCATCAAAGCCATCTTGCTCTCTAATTGCCTTTACGTGTGGACAACTAGCCCAATGTGAACACCAAGTATCATTACATAAAAAACTATTGCTAGGGCTTGTACCTTGAAATAATAGCTCTGCAAAGTCAGCTATATTTTTACTTGCTTCTTCTGAAGTAATCTTGCCCTCTTTAACTTGTTGATTATTATAATCTATGTTCTGTGCATAAGCCTCTGTTTTGTTTAAGATAATGTTAATCCAATGCGTTACATAATCTATGTTAGGCTTCATCTCCATAATGTGCCAGTCAGCTACAATCTCATCACCTGTTTTTTCAGCTTTCTTTTTTGCCGTTTTTGTAGGTCTTACGATATTAAGTATCTGTAAGCGGTCAGTAGGGTGGTCATTTATCTCTCTTAGCATAGCATAGCTAGACTGCTGTAAGATATAATCATCTGGCTTAGATTTCTTTCTACCCGTAAATTTTAAATCTACGACTCCATCAGGAATTTCAACATCAAGTGACCCACTAATAGCTCCAAACATTGGATGTTCAGGTTCAATAGTTACACTGTGTCTACTCTCTGACCCTACAGCGTCTATACAGTCCAAGGCTTCTGATAAACCTAGAACACCTGCATATAAATCATCTGCCATTGACTGATAAGTCTGATCACCATGATACTCTATGTTAGCTTTCTCATTGTAATCTCTCCAAGCTTTTACGCCTACACGTTGCATATCATCTACTGACATATCTTCACCATTAAGCCTAGCTTCTATAGCTTTCTCCATAACATAATGTAAAGCTGTACCTACTTGACTTGCTGAGTTAGGCGCACCATACTCACCTAAAATCTGTTGTTTATAAAAGCTGTAAGGACATCTAATAAAGCTATCTATACTTGATGGACGTAATACCAATTTATTTTGATATTTTCCACCTGCACCATTGTCGCTATGCTCATATTTACCTTGTTCTAATGCTTTAAATTCCCACGTTTTCAATGTATCTCCTTTATTTAGCTATTTTAAGCTACTCTCTCTATTTTATATAGACACTTATCTGTCATTCCATCTGCCTCAGCCCAATCAAGTGCAACACCTACTGAAACTGGCATAGGAATACCTCTTAAATCTACCACATTACTATATTGTTTCCAGCTTTCTTGTAAGCTATCTGCAAATAGTTCAGCTACTTTCGTATAGATAGCTGGGTCATTTGGACAGTCAGCTATAAAGCTATCGTGTACAAAGTTAATCATATAACTGTCTTCAAAATCAAATTCTTGCATTATATAATGAAAACCTAATTTAGCTACCTCACCACCTGCACCTTGATTACGAATGTTCATAAAGTCATTCATCATCTTAGCTTTATACTTTCTACCCATTGGAGTAAACCAATAATTACCTGCTCTCCAAGATTTAATAGCTGTCTGTTGCCATTCTGCAATACCTTTAAAGATACTTAGCCACTGTTTCTTAAGCTTAAGAGCTTCATTTTCTGTTATCGCTATACCAGTATTTTTAAGAAGTATCATAGCGAACTTAGCCGCACCTGCACCATACAACAACGCAAAGTTACAAGTTTTAGCTATTTGCCTCTGATCTTTTGTATAATCTTTACCAAATAAAATAGAAGCTACATACCCGTGAACATCCACGTTATCTCTAAATAGCTTAACCATTAGTGTATCACCAGTAATAGCCGCAATGGTTCTAAGCTCTAGTTGAGCATAATCCACCGAAACTAAAACTCTTCCATTTATAGCTTCATAACCTATAAACTTCTTCATCTGTCTAGGTAAGTTCTGCAAGTTATTATCACTTGAAGCTAGTCTCCCTGACTTTGTCTTAGGTGAAAAATGACCAAACCATTTTGAATGCCCTACCATTTTAGACAGATAAGTAGATTTAAACTTACTTAACTCTCTGGCAGTTCTAACTCTTTGAGCTTTTACTCCTCTTTCTCCTCCCTCACTTACCAACTTAGCTAACTTATCAGCTCCAGTTCCATCTTGCATATCTAAATACACCGCAACTTGTTGAGAGCTACGAGGATTAACTGGTAACATAGCTTCTAGCTCTTCCAGCTTTTCAGTAGTTTCTTTTAAAACTGGCACTAAAGATTTTAAAGGTAAACCTCTTTTACCTAACACTTGACAATGTTTAATCGTTATAATGTCTAGTTTGTAATTAGGGTCTTCTGTTAAATGCTTTAGTTTAGCCCATAACTCAGGCATATAGTAAACATCTATAGATGCATATAAGTAATGAGCATCTGTAAGTTGTCCACCCCAGTTAGTTTTTTGCATCACCTTTTTATCTATTCCACTCTCTTTATAGGGGTCATAGCCTAGAGCATAAGAATAAACAGAAGCTAAGTCTAATTTATCCTCTTTAAAATACTCAAGTTTAGAAGCTATAAAAGTGTCATCAAACTTATTAGGTATAACATCTAGTACAGATAAATCATAGCTAGCGTTATGCCATACTGTATGACTATTAGTGACAAGTTCCTGCACGGTTTTATAGTCTGGGTCTTCTATTAATAAGGCTTGCTCCCATCCATCTTGCATAACTTGTAACAACTTTAGCTTACCATATAAACCCATTGTCTCTGTATCTGCAAAGATAGGTTTAGTAGGGTCAATTTGTCGTAGTGCGTAAGCTAAAGGCACTACCTCAAATATACGCATTACTTAATTTCTCCTATCTCATTTTTAACTGTATCTGACAATGTCTGTAACAATATATTGGAAAAAGTTTTGTCGTCTATGTCTTTAAATACTTTAACTGCTGACTGAATTGTCTTAACTACTATAACCAAAACAAGAGGAGCAGGAGCATTACAATCCCACGTAAACTGGTCTCCTTCTACTTTAGCTATAATTTTGTTTGTCTTTTCCATTTTGTGTCCTTTGTAATACCGTAGTATTGAAATTAGTGAGAAATAAAAACCCACTTTATAAAACTACAAATAGTAGCTCTATAAAATGGGTAGCAAGCTCAAAAAGCCTGCTACATTCTAACGCCTGAAGCTGTGGGAGCTTCTGGTTGAGCTTCTACATCTTCTGCATCACCAGCTTTCTCAACAATGTTAAGTGCATCATTGTGAAAAGCTATCATTTTAGAAAGAATAGAAGTAGGAAGTTTAACTTTTTCAACTTTCCAGCCGTGACCTTTAGCTCTTTTGTTTCCCTCATATTTGTCACCTTTACTCCAAGCTTTAGTTAGAATATAAGGAGTTTCAAATTTGAACGCACCATTTTTCTCAAAGTTTTTTAACATAGTGTTAGGAATTAAACTAGCTAGCTCTAAGCTATCTAATAGTTGTTTTTCAGTTGTTGCCTCAGGGTCAAATGATACTCCCTGCCAGATACTAAACTCGCCATATTCAGCAGATACCGCTTTGTCTTTAGCTAAAAATAGAAAACCAACTGTATAACCATTGTCTTTATCACCTATATTTAAGTCTTTGTAAGGTGAATTTCCACTTACTTCTTCTGTTTCAAATAACGCCATTGTCTTACCTTTTGTCTATTTATTTTGCTATCCCGCTAGTGACAAACTAGCTCCTTTAAATCGTTAGCTGATTAGAACTTATATAACTTAAGCTCTATAGGTAGCTCCTCAAAAAGCTACCTAAGAACACAAGGAAGTCTATGTTTGTTAAGGTAAGGAATAACCCTTAACAAGTAATATTATACACTATTACCGCTTAATTTTTCCTTAAATTATTCGATAATAAATATATTTTTTATTGCTCGTGATAGAGCTACATACATTAATCTTGCATACTGCTCTATATAACCATTACGTACAGCCAGTTTCATATTTACTTGGTCTATGTAAACCGTATCAAACTCTGAGCCTTGTGCTTTGTGAACTGTTGTAGCATAAGGGTAACGTAAATCAAAAACATAGTTATTATGGCTTAAATACTCTCTCCAAGCTCTGGCTCTACGTTTTACGCCCATGCCATTTTGATTAATCCTACACCATTTAGCTAAGTTTTCTTTCTCGTCTAGGTTATTTTCTCTAATCACTAGCTCTTGTGCATCTATAACTTCTTTCTCCAATGTTTTACTATTATAGTAATGTTCTAAGTCATAGAATATATTAAAATAGTTACCGTCTATGGTAACTATTAATTCGTCTTCATTTTTTAATAGCTCCCAGCCATTATATTTAGTTAGCTCATCATTTACTTCATTTATTTTATCTAAGTTAAGTCTTCCTTTGCTAATTATCTTAGGAAAAATCGTAGGTAATCCGCTATCATTACCTATTTCAAATACTTTAGCTTCTATTCCATTAATAAGAATGTCATCATCCTTAGCTAAACTGGGAGTTTTAATTAAAGAATTTAGCTCTATTACCCTAGCATTCGTATAAGCTAGTATTCTATCTGTTTGTGGATTAAATCGTTTAGCTAGCTCCTTTTCAGTTATTCTTGGTAAATTATCTAGTGTTAAATCTTTGCAGCTACCATCTTCTATCCATCTAGCAAATCTTTCAAAGCTATTTACTATATCTATATTATCTGCTCTATACTGTTTAGTTAGTACAGTAATATTCTCCTCGTCTGTGTAATCTAAAGGAAATATAGGGTCGCCATCTATAGGTGGTAGCTGATAAGCATCTCCGAAAAAGTGTACTGTACAATGTTCAGGTAATAAACTAAGTAATAAATCAGCTATTTTTGTGTTTATCATAGAAAACTCATCTATAATTACTATGTCTATCTCATCTAAATTTACATTAGCTACCTTTCTTAGCTTACGTATCTTTCTACCTCGCCTAACGTTTTGGTCAATCGTAGGTACAAGACTTAATACAGAGTGTATAGTCTGAGCGTGTTCTACACCTTTTCTAATTAGTATTTCTTTAGCTTTATGAGTAGGTGTAAGAACTAGAGCATTAGATTTAGCTATCTTAACTAGCTCTGTACTCTTACCCGTTCCTGCTCTACCTACTGTAAATTTTATGTTCTGCTCGTAAGCTTTGCATACTTCATTCATTATAATCCTCCTACTAATCTATGTATTCCCTCAGGTGAGAGCTTCTCAGGCATAAAATTCTTGTAAGCTTCCTCATTAATGTCTGTTTCTACACCATATAATTTATAGGTAGCTACTTCACTAGGGAAGTTTTTAAGTTTATGTGGCTGTAAAAATCTAGCATTATCTTCTCGTATTCTAGTTTTCTTCATTTCCAGTATGCTCATAATAGATGCTGGACTTCTTTCTTCATCTATACCTTTTACACGATTAATAAGCATATTTAAAAACTTAATAGGTAAATAAACTTTACCATTAATAGACTGTACTTTAATAAACTCAATAATTTGCCAGTCTTGCCACGTGTCAGAGTAGCTTGTTGGCTCTTTAAATATGTCAAATAACTCTTTAGGTGCGTAACTAATTCTACTAATAATAGTATGTGTGTACGCTCCCATCTGAGTAGCTGAGATTTTCTCTTCTGTTTTTATAGCTCTTGTAAATAGCTCTTCTTTATACGTATCTGCTTCATTTTTATATAAGTAAGCTAGATAATCAGCTATTTCTTGCACTTCTTCGTGTTCTTTATTACGTTCAGCCTCAAATATTCTATGTAGTTCATCTGCACCGTTTTCGTCTAGCTGTAGCTTAGGGCTAACAATAAAGAAACGTCTGTCAGAAGCATCCACACTCGGAATAAAGTTAGAACTACCACTCTGGCAGATACCAACACTAGATTTAACTACGTCTCCACCTTTATTATTTCTAATCTTAGATGTAGAGTTACTAGCTTCATCTTTAATCTTAGCGTACATTCTAGCCCATTCGCTATCTTTCATTTTGTTAAGGTCATTGTAGCTAAGTAATCTTGTATCATACATCTGACCCCATCCTGCATCAGCTACAGAGCTATCAACTGTAGTAGCTTGTTCATCTCCCATTAATTGAGCAGGCAAAGCCGCGGACAGTAAGGTCTTACCAGTTCCAGCTTTAGCATTAGCATCACTACAAAACCAAACTACTACATTAACTGGCTTGTCACCATAAACTAGATGAGCTAACCAATGGTAATAAAATTCTTCGTGTAGTTGATTATCAAAGAACTTATTAATCATTTTAGTTAGTACATTATCTGGCTTATCTTTTCTAGCTATAGCATTAGCTTTATACCTACTGGGGTGCATTGTATTTAACAGATATATATCGTTATCTTCATCAAATTCTACTACTTCTTTGTATGGGTCTGTCATTAGAGCTAGATGAGGTATGTCTTCTAAGTCATCTTTAGTTAAGTTAGGATATAGTTTACGTATGTAAGACTCGTCAAAGAACACAGAGCCGTTTATACTACGTAACCTATATGTAAACTTGTTAATTTGAAAATACTTAGTCGTTCCATTTTTAGCTGTCGTAAACAGAGCCCATTTAAAGTTAGCGTCTTTCGTGTTATCTGTAGTGTTTTGCTCTAATACCTCATCGAACTCTCTAAAATCTTCTAAAGAATTAAAAATACGCTCAAAGAATGGTAACGTAGGTAAGATACTATTATACCAATGGTTATGTGTTTCCTTAGAGTTTAAATCTACTCCATATAATTCTACTAAAAGCTTTTCTATAAACTGTATAGCTACCTCATTAGGTATCTTAGAGTTCTTAGCTACAAGTAAAGCCATTGTGTTTAAACTGTCGTGGCTAAGTTTAGGAGCTTCAAACTTTCTCTGTCCTTTCTTCTTTTGAGATTTAGGAGTTAATTGTTTAAATAGCTTGTTTCTGTTTAATCTAGCTACTGGGTCGTCGCTCATAATATCTAGTTCACCAGCTACATAATTCTCAACTAAAAAAGCCATTTCTTTATTAACAAAGCTAGTGTGTTCGCCATTACTTTTGAAGCTAACTGACTTTGTGTCTAGGCTTTCTAATAATAGCTCTTGTCCTGCTTCATCTAGTGTAAGTATGTCTTTTGAAAAGTCTGGCATTTCATAGTCGTCTTCTCTAAAGAAGTGAGCCTCAAATAATATCCCATAAGATAATAAATCTACCTCTACAAAAATACCAATAGCTCTCAGTTCATCAAACTTATCTTTAGGAACATAGAAGAAAAAGTGTCGTTTAGCATCGCTACTTGTACGTGTACTAAATGTATCTACAGCTTGTGGAAATAGCTTAAGTACCTTTTCTTTACCCTCTTGGCTGTCTGCATCTATAACAATAACTCTGTAACCCTCAGGAGCTATTATATCTTCTATTCTACATTTAGCTATGTTGTCCTTTGGATAATTAGCAAATTCTAGTCCATCTTTTCTATAAGCTACTATTGGATGCTTTTTACCAGTTTCAGCGTCTCTTTCCCAAATTCCAGCAGGTGATAGTTTTATCCCTTTACTTTCATATCCCTCGCTAATTGTCATCTTTAGCCACCTCTTTATCTGCATAAGCTAAAAGTAACTTATAAATAGCTGAGAATTTAGGTTCGCTCATATTTATAGCTTTAGCTACTGTCTTTTGGTTAGTGTTGCGAACTGTTCTGATAATTAGCTTATGGTTAGCTAGCAAATCATCATAATAGGTAGCATTATGTTCTTCTGTAAAAATATTGTTTAATTCTGTTAGTGGCATATTAATCCTTTTAAATATCTTATAATTATAGCTAATTTGCCTTATTTTGCACTTAAATTTTGTGCAAATTCTCTCACACGTTATATACACGCTTTTAAGAGGGGGTACAAGGCGTAAACTCTCTTAGACACACATTACTATGGAGTAGGTGCCGTTCGTGCCTTGTGAGAGACCAAATTTTGCTAAACTCTGAGCTATTTACTAAATTAAGCAATAGCTTACCTAGACCCTCCGAAAAGAGTCTAATAAGCTATCTTTCTACTTTTAATCTTCATTGTAATCTCCATTCTGATAAAGCTACAAACTTATCAGTTTTAAATGTGTTAGCTCGTACATCACAAGTTACTGTAATATTATTACCAGTCTCATCTTTATACACAGCTGTCATTAATGTACCTTTAAGTTCTTTTTTACCTATTTTAAGTAACATCTCGTGCTTGTTGTATAGATATTTAGGCATATTAATCCTATCTATACATACAAAATTAGTTTTACTGTGCATATAGCTATCATCTTCAATAACCATCAGAGGGTTATCTGTCTCACCATCCAATAATTGTACTTTGCCTTCCTCCTTTACCAAATATACAAAACCGTGAAACTCGGAATTTGTATATCGTAGCCCATCTTTAAACTGGCTTATCTTCATCTTTAGCTTCCTTTTTATGTGTTGTTAAAACTACTCCTCTGCTATCTACGTATTTGTTTTGTTTAATTATATATTGTACGCTGTATCTTATCCCCTCATCTGTGGTATATATTGCCCTAGCTAACTTATTATAAATAGCTAAGGTTGTTATTCTGGTAAGCTTAATATCGCCATCATATAGATGTCGAGCCATCCACTTATTATACATTATCCGCTTCTATCTGAGCTATCATCTTATGCATTCGTTCTTTTAGCTCCTCATTAAGAGCCTTGAAAACCTCATCGTAGCTCTCTTTCGCTCCCACTTCAGCCGTTAAGCTAATCTCTGGTTTAACATATGTATAGGGTGCTGTATTAACACTCTCTGTCAAACCTACTGTCACTTTAACTATTCTTGCCATTGTGTATCTCCTTATCTAAAAATTAGTACATATAGTATAGCTAACACAGCTATGCTAAGTAGATAGTATTCAAAGCTATCGTACTTCATTGCTTATGTACCTCTCTAATATGCTACTTGTTTTAATAGTAACTTCTTTGAGTATCTGCTCACCGTTCTTGTTCCAGAAATATAAGGCTTGCTTGAAGCTATAACCGTAGTTCAGAACCAGTGCTTCTTTCACCGCCGCCTCTATTGTAGCATCAAAATCATACATCTGCGTACACCTGCCATTCTCTGTTTGTCGTTTCTCTGTCTGGGAAGTCGTCTAAGTTATTATTGTTTATCATAGCTTGTACCATCTCTTCAGCTTCTTGAGCTGATTTAGCCTCTACAACTACCACTGCCGTCTCTTCGTAATTAACATTTACTTCATATACTGCCATATCCGATCCTTTTTAGTTCACTTTTTAAGTTTTTTAATCTACGTCTCCTATCACTCGTGGTCTTACTTGTTCTAACTCTATGTGTGCCATTAGAAAAAATAAGACAATGTTTTGTCGTCCCATTGCATACAAAGCCTAATGACTTCATATACTTATATAAGTCTCTGTCATCAATCTTCAATACTTAACTCCTTACGTCTTTGTTGTATCCTAGCTAACCCTATGAAGCTATCATCATCCAAGTTTATTATCCTATCAAGAGTAGGCATATCAAACTTGTCTTTTGGTATTATCACCGTATGTACTATTCCTTTAGCTCTTGATAATGTAGCATTCGTGTAATCTTCATTAAAGCTTACGTATGTTGTCACGGTACCATTTATTATCTGCATAATGTTCCTTGTTATGTTATGTTGTATTACTGCTGAACTATAAAGTAAAGCAAAAAATAAGCTCTATAGAGATTAACCTCTATAGAGCTATGTTGTTACGCTTCTTCTGCTTCTGAGGCTTCTTCTTCTGCTCTCATCTCATCTTCTACAGCTACAAGATAATCATTAACATCCTTTTCAATAGCTTTGAAGCTAACGTCTGTGTCAGGGTCAGCAATTGCTTCAGCTAGTGCCTCTTTTGTTGGATAACCTTTTGTAAGCTCGATAAGGTGAGCTTTAGTCTCATCATCAATAGAGAATTTAAACTCAATACCAAGAATTTCATCTTTTTGAGATTTCCACTCTTTCGGCGAAATCTCACCTTCCATCATAGCATCTTCAAGAGCTTTAAGTTCTTGCTCTGTAGCAACTTTAAAAGCTTTAGCTTTAATGTTTTTAAGCTTCTCAATAACAATATGGTATGAACCATTTTTATAGAAGTGGCTAAGGTCTTTGTCTTCATTGTCGTGTGGATAGAATGCACCAAGAACAGCACAAGAACGACCAATTTTCTTACCATCAACAATTAACCAATTTTGTTCTGCTGTAGATGCACCACCGCCACGATTAACCGTGAATAAACCTGTGAAGCTATCATCTTGAAGCAAGTCAGCTACTGTTTTTGACTCGTTAGCTTTAAGTGCTATATATACTGGCTCTAGTGCCACCTTAACAGGTTTTCCTGCGATTTCTTCTCTTTCTTTAATAGTATTCATTTTGAACACTCCTTATGTAAAATTTTGTGAAAAGGTAAATAGTGTCTAGCTCTTTATCTCTTCATCAAATCTTATATATGTAATTATATAGTAAGCAAGCTTAGAGCTTACTTAACTTGCTCTGTATCTTTGTCTAACATATAAACAAAGAATAAAATAAATGCAACTCCAATAATTGCTACATCTGCATCTGGATGAGTTGTATGAATTAAATATACTCCTACTACAACTACAGCTAAGATACTAAGCTTGACTGTTGTTTTCAATAGAAAAGCTACAATCCTAAATATGTTAGCTGAACCCAGCACCGCAAATGTTATTATCATTAATAGTATAAGTATTACAACTTCCATTACTTAGCTCCTCATATCTTCAGCTAACTCAATAAAAAATCTTCGATTGAAAAACGTGTTTTCTGTGTTTGTCTCTACTTCTAAATCTTCTATGTAACTTAAGAAGTCTCTTGCACCTAGTCCAGCTAATTTCAGCTCTTGCACTCCCGCTGTAAACTGACCATTATAAAATGTATCAGCTATGTCTTCCATAATTTCATTCATTACTTCTCCTTGTTTGTTGTTTTGTATAGGTATTGCTACTTCCATTACTTAGCTCCTCATATCTCCAGCTAATCTAATAAAAAATCTACGATTAAAAACCGTGTTTTCTGTATTTGTCTCTGCTTCTAAATCTTCTATGTAAGCTAAGAAGTCGCTTGCATTTAGTCCAGCTAATTTAAGCTTTTGCACTCCTGCTGTAGCCTGACCAGCATAAAATGTATCAGCTATGTCTTCCATAATTTCAGTTGCTTCATCTTTCATTATCTCTCCTTGTTTGTTTTGTATAGGTAGTATAACGTGTTACCGCTTAACGTATCCTTAACTTCTGTTTTTCTTCATTCACTAGCTTAGTAAACTCTACTTGAGTTTTAGCTTGTCTAATTAAGTACATAAAAGTTTGGTATGGGAAATGTCTAGGCAAAACATAAAAGTAACTTACAGATGTTTTTCTTAATATCTCCTTATCATCTTGTGTGTGAGCTATAGCGGCGTACTCCTCATAAATATCTAGGGCTCTAATATCTCTAAGAGCGGCAGATACGTTAATATCTGTATAGTTTTTGAGATAGGCGCTGAAATTTCTTTCTTCGTTTTCAAAATCTTGTTTAGCTAAAGTTAAAGCTATAGCTCTCGCCCATTTAGCATCCTCATATTCACGAGAAAATCTATCGTGTAGTTCTTGTAATTGCTTATCTGCTGTAGCTATGTCTTTCATTGTGTGTCTCCTTTGTTTTGATAGAGGTAGTATAACGTAGTACCGCTTAATCTAATCTTAACTACTGCTTTGGTTCTGCTTTTGATTTTCTTAAAGTTTTAGGTGGCTAACTTATTCACTAGATTGATAAAAAGTTGGTCAGATTTATTTCTGTGAATTTTATTTTGACCAACTTTTATACAATTCAGCACAGCAACTTTTTCGCAGTGCTGAATTGTAATATTTTAATGCTAGATTGTGGAAAAACTGGCGAAAATTTGAGGAGCTATTTCCAACTTATATTCTAGCTGGAGCGAAAAGCACAATCGTGCATATTGCCTGCCAACTTTTTACCTAGATTGATGTCACTTTTAGCCCTAAACTACGTTAAAAATATGCTGTTTTTACAATATTGGATGGCTGCCGACTTTTTTGAAGTTTCTTCTGGAATTTAAAACAACTCAGAAATTTAGCTCTAGGTAGCCTAGACTAGGTAGCTGTAAGTCAATTTAGCTAGTTGTTTTAAATTCTAGGGCGACCCCCTAAAAATGTCGGCGGAAACTGCTGGATTGTAAATACTACAATTTTGTCACTAAATCTTAGCTGTAGCTTAAGCAGATTAAATCTTCAAAATGACCGATATTACGAGGCAAATAATTTTAGCTTCTAGTATATCGAAATTTAAGCTTTTGAGAGGGCAAGAAGACATTTTTATTTGTCACGTGATAAAATATGTCACTGAAGATTTTATTGCCCTCACGTCCTTTCTATTTAGTCGCTAGGGATTGAGCTTTGCAGTTGTTAATTAGGCTATTATACTCCAAATTTAGCGTTTTAGTCGTAGCTTACACGCTTCAATCACTACCTTTGGATATGGATAAGCTATTGAGTTGTTTAACTGCTCTATTTCATCTTTATAACTGACAAGTTTATCTATTACTTCACTTTCAACTTGCACCGCATAAAAAATAAACGGCTCATCCAAGTTATCAAGCTCTTGCATAGCTACCTTTTCGCAGTCGTTAATTGTGTGGTTGTCTTTCGTCTCTAATATGTATAGCATTTTATAGCTCCTTAATTTTGATGGTGTAAGTATAGCTTATCTAGCTCTACAAGTCAAGTATTAGGTAGCTAAAAGTACAAAATCAGTAATACCGCTGTAAAACACAGTTTAAATAGCCTCTGAGGCGTTTTAGTAGTCTAGGCTACCCTTACTATTGACCACGTGCCGTTCGTGCCATATAAGCAAAATGTTACTTTTTGAAACATTGACAAAGAACAAATTTTATGCTAGAGAGGCAAGTTTTATCTATATTTAAGCTATTTTATGCGTTAAAAGTAATGAAATTGAACTAAGCAGATTTTAAGCTAACTTATGAGTGGAAGAATTGAGTTAAGCAGATTTTAAGCAGTTTTGTGCATCGAACGTGGCAGAATTGAGTTAAGCAGATTTTAAGCAGTTTTGTGATTGACAGAATTGAGGTTAATATGTAGCTTCGTAGCTGAATGGATTAGCTAACAAGACGGCTGCCAATGTAGCTGCTAGGCGTTGATTATAGTTAGCTGATGTTGAATAGTGGCGGCATTGGTTATAGCTAGCTGTCTAATTGTCGAGAGTTTTCTAGCTGTCTAATTGTCGAGAGGGTCAAGGGTAGCTTTTCAGATACCTAGTATGCGTATGGAAGGACTGTCCCAAACGCACGAAATTTTTAGCCTATAGAATAGCTAGACAGAGTAAACATTAAGTAGTTAAATAGCTTAGTAGTTAATGTCCCAAACGTACGAAATTTTAACTACTTGATAGACTAAACGCAGAGTAGTTAAATAGCTCAGCAGCTAATGTCAAACGTACGAAATTTTGACTATTGGATAGACTAAACGCAGAGTAGTTGAATAACTTAGTAGCAAAGCAAAAAAAATTCTAAAAAATTTTTCACTATATTTTTGAGCATAGTAATTCTGCGGTATTACATCATTGACAAATTGTAATAGTTATGTTACAATGTTAATCATCCCATAAAATAAGGAGTTATAATGCCAATTATAGATAGCTTAATTGGAAAAGTGGTAGACAGTGGAGTGAACGTACTTAAGTCGTACTTTCCACCAGACTTGACACCAGAACAAAAAGCAAAGTTAGAAGAAGGAATACAAGCTTATAAGTTAGCTATGAGTAAACAGATGAACGATTATTCACAAGCAGTAATAACTGAACAAAGCAACATCATACAAGCTGAAACAAATAGTGATAGCTGGCTGACAAAGAACTGGAGACCATTAACAATGTTAGTATTTGTGTTTATTATAGCTAATAACTATATTCTATTCCCATATATTACTTTGTTTGGTGGGACTGCTACACCATTAGCTATTCCACCAGATATGTGGCAACTGTTAAAACTAGGTCTAGGCGGTTATGTTATAGGACGTTCAGTTGAAAAAATTGTAAAAGAGAGAGCTACAAATGCAGGAAAATAGAATTGAGAAGCTAGAGATTTTGACTATAAAACTTGAAGCTACTGTATCTAACCTAAACGAGAAAATTACAACAATTTCAAATGTCATGACTGGAATAAATGAGCTGGTTAATTCTATAGCTCTATTAAATAGCAGAACAGACAGACTCGAGAAAGATATGCAAAGTCTAGCTCAGATGATACGTGACGTAAACGATAGTGTAGCTTCGTCTACAAGTCATAAGTTTGATAAGCTCTCAGATGAATTTACTAACCTAGAAAAGAAAGGACTAGCTAGAGCATACAAGTTCTTAGGTATAGGTATGACAGTTATTACGATTGTTTTTGGTTACATATATAAAGATATGAAGTTTTGTATTTCAGAACAGAGACAAAATGTAGAGAAGATTAGCACATTAAAGACAGATGTAGCTGTACTTCACAAAGAATTGGAGGATATTAAAAGATGACAACAAGAGAGCTGATTATAAAACACGAGGATAAGAAGCTGTATCCATACAAAGATACAGTAGGTAAGCTTACAATAGGTGTTGGACATAATTTAGACGACAATGGTATAAGTAATGCAACGGCAGAGTTTATATTAGCTGAGGATATAAATACAGCAGAGGATGAGCTTGTAGATGTTTTTCCTAAGTTTGACACGTATCCAGATGAGGTTAAAATGGTTATGACAGATATGATGTTCAATATGGGGTATCATAGGTTCGTAGGGTTTAAGAAGATGATCAAAGCAGTTAAAGCTGGTGACTATAAATTAGCCTCAGTAGAAGCTAGAGATAGTAAATGGTGTAAGCAGGTCGGAAGCAGATGCAAAGAAAATTGTAGCATCCTAGAGAGTGTGGTTTAGCTTAAAGAGCTAAACCATCCACAATAACATTAGCATAAGTATTTTCATCAGCATCAGGAAAATCATCATCGCCGCATTCAGATGTAGCTTTACGCATCTCATCATCAAAGCTAGAAGATAAATCACCTACACCACTTACAGCCATATAACGAATAGCATCAGCAGGGTCAGACCACTTATTATGCAGAGGCTTATCCTTCCACTTACCTAGATTATCATCCCAAGATTTTGTATAAGATAAAAATGTATCACGTATATAAGTTAGCTTATCATCAATCCATAAGTTAGGTATTAGTTTTCTAACATTCTCTATACCATCTGAAACAGCTGTCCTACGTAAAGCTACAGCAGATAGACCCATTTTTCTAACTAGTCCAAGAATTGACATTCTAGTTTGTAAAGACTTAGCTCGTGAGTCGTGAGGTAAGAACACTCTTGTAACTCTATATGGTTTAGAGGTAATCACATTAACATAGTGACCTAAATGTTCACCACTATTATGGTACTCATCTATAATTCTCCACTCTTTACCCAGAACTTGAAAGAAGATAACTACTGTAGCATCATCCATACCTAAGTCCATTGAAGCATAGACAGGTAAAGAAGAGTCATATAAATCGGGGACCATACGTCCTTGTTCTAGCACTTCTTTTCTAAACTGTCTAGCATAGTAAGCACCATCACGTACAGCTGCGAAAGCTTCTTCAGGAGTAGCTGGATACTCTTGTCCAATGTCTTCACCAAGCTCAGCTTTTTGTTGTACCCAGAAGTTCTTTTGACTTCTCGTTAGTTTGATACCAAGCTCTTGCTCTATCTTACGAAAATAGTCCTCTGCATCTTTATCGATATATTGGTCAAGCTCTAAGTTACAGTCAGGGTCTCCAGTCCAAGATAAGAAGACTGGATAGAAAGCTTTAGGTGGTCTATTCTCTCCAGTAAAGTTTACTGCTTCGTCCCACATTGTAGAAAACATATTATCGCTACCTTCAGCAGTAGACTCAATAACAACTGTATGACCTGAAGCAATAGCTTGCAGAGTACCAGTCTTTAGCTCTCTAGCTTTCTTAGGGTCTTTATTAGCTATTTTACCTAGCTCAGATACGTGAAGTCTCTGTAGTGTAGCTGAACGAAACGATGTACGAATAAAGATAGTTGAACCGTTATTGAAACCCATCTGTTTTGTATTATCTGATACAAGTTGAATGTCAAAGGTTTTCTTAATAGCTTCTGGAAAATTGTCCCAAGCTAATTTACTTCTAGTCAATAGAGTACCAGCTTCTTCAAGTCCTTGAGCCATCATACCTATATTATAGTCAAGATTGAAAATAGCATCATCTTCATAGGACAATAACCAGAAAGTAGATATACCTTGTTGCCTAGACTTTAGAATTATAATACGTGGATGGTGTAAACTAGCCGCGTAAACTTTATGCTGTGCGTAGTTCATAAGAAACTGAGTCTTGTAACCATCTTTATTAATAATAAAGTAAAGGTTATTCAGCCTCCATAATTTAGATGGAAGATATTTTTCTACCGTTTCTTCATCTGAGTTAGGATAGCTGTCAAATATAGATATGTCATTTACTACTGAAGTACCTGCGTAAATCTCTTTGAACTGCTCTCTTGTTATGCCTAAGTACCAGTTAGAGTGGTCAGTCTTAGCTAGACTACCTTTACAAGGAATGACTACATCAGGTATAACCTCATCTTCGTAGCTTACCTTTTCTCGGTCCATCTCGTGTTTGATACTTTCAGCTATTCTAGCTTTACCTTGCTTTAGCTTACTCATTAGTTTCTCATTCTAGCTTGAAACATTGTAAGTTTGCTCTCACCTTGACCACTCTGGTTTAGATTGATAGTTGTCCCAGAAGTGTTAAAGATACATTTAAAAGCATTAGCTAGTGTATTAGTTATAATTTGCCAGTCAATAATAGATAGGTCAGGTTTAGTTAACATTTCATTAGCTGTAGAAAGAATATTCTCAAATGCTTCGTGATAGCCAGCTTCTAAATGTTCTAAAGATTTAGCTGTATCAATAATTTTGTCTAGTTGTCGAATTGAGCTTTTAGGAGCTATGACTTTCATATCTTCGATAGCCTGTGTTAGTCGTTTTTCAGGGTTATTAACCCTAGATAAATCAACAATAGCTGCCCTAGATTTTTCTCTCTGCAAAGTTCCGTAAATTCTGTGTACAGAAGACCTACTTACACCATATTCTTCTGCGATGTCCTTTGTAGGAACACCGTTTTCTAGCTCTACAGTTATTCTAGCTCGCATTTCTCGTGTCATCTGTGTCATTTTTGCCATAATTTGTCCTTAGTTTTTAGCTCCTATATATATAGTATGCTAAAAGTGAATATTTGTAGTGATATGATAGCATAATCCTTGACAAATTGCAAGAAATCAGCTAAAATATAATCAGAGTAAAATTTAACAAAGGATAGACAATGGAAAACGGTAATACTGGAACAGATACCGCAACAAAGAAACCTGAAACAGCCCAAGATTATTTAGGTTATGATGTAGCTAGCTTAGAACAAGTAGCAGTAGAGAAACCTAAAGAGTCAGCGGACCTTCAAAGTGAACTAGGTCGTCTTTTAAAAGCGACTAAAGTAACTGAGGATGGAAAATTTGAATACCCTGCGGACACACCTCCGTGGGCAAAGGTAGCTATCGCTAACGAGAAAAAGTTTAGAGATACGCAATCTGCTTTTACAAAGACAGCTCAGGAAAGAAAAGTCATAGAAGCTGAACGTGATACTTTAAGAGCTAAATTAGCTGAATTATCAGCATTTACTCCTGAGCAGAAGTTAGAGCTAGATGAACTTAAAGCATCTGACCCTGAAGCTTACTTTGAAAAAAGAACAGAGTATGAAAGAGAGGCTAAAAATCAGTTTAACTCTGAGCTTCAAGATGTACGTAAGAAGACAGAGGCAGAGTTAGAGATAGAGAGAAGAGAGCGATACGTAAAAGACTTTAATGCAAAGCGTGAAGTACCGATTACTCAAGATGTTATCGAAAACGAAGTACCTGCAAAGTTTTTCAAACAATTAGAGGCTAATGAAGTTAGCTTCGAGGAATTTTTGAACAACGTAGCTGATTATTTAGATACTCCGAAAACACTAGGTAAAAAAGAAGACGTGACTAATGTAACTGATTTATCTACGGCTACTGGTGGTACTACACCATCTAAAGAGAACAGATATGATAGTATAGTGGACGACTATGCTAACGTGAAGTTTTAAAATTAACTAGGAGAAACAAATGGCTAATACAGCTACTGGAGTTGTTAAATACGGCTCAGATTTAGTAAGAAAAGGTTGGATGGTTAAAGGTTTAGTGCAAGCTAGAGCTACATCATTCTGGGAAGGATTAACTGGTGGGCAAGATGCGATTGTTTATCAAGAGAACGACTTATCTAAAGGACAAGGTCACGAGGTAGTTTTCGATTATGATGGGAACTTAACAAGTAAAGCTCACGTAGATAAAGAGGTAGCTTTTGGTAACTCTGAGCAAAAGAAAAAGTTTTCTGACAAGTTACGTGTTCGTAGACTACGTTGGTCAGTTGATAATGGTGATGAGTTTGATGCTATTAATATTGATAGCTTAGATTTAACTACTCACGAAGACTCAAGAGCTAAACTAGCTGATTTATTTGTACGTTCAAAGGACCAATTTTTGTTTGACGCGGCTCAAGGCTTCCTATCTGCGAATGGACCTACACATATCCTACGTCCAAATGGTAAAGCTACTATTGGTGACTTGACTGCTACAGATGTAGCTGGTTATGACTTTATGCTGGATGTTGAAGACGTAATTAAGTCAGGTGATGGTTTTACAGTTGGTGACAAACGTAGACCTATGGAGCCGTTCAAGCTAGCTAACGGTCAAAGAAAATGGCTATGGATTGTGGACTCTCGAGTCGCTCGTGATGTACGTAAGTCAAATGACTTTATTGGCGTAATGGCTAATGCAGATTACAGAGGTGTTGATAATCGTCTTATTAAAGGCGTTATTGGTGAACTAGGTAGTCTTATTGTAGTTGAAGCACAAAACTTCTTTGGTGTGTCTAGCTCTAAAGTAATCGGTAAAACTGAAGTTGAAGTAAGTGGACTACGTAAAGTTGACAGTAACGGTTTATTTGAGGGTGAAAAAGGCTTTGGAGCTTCTGGTGCAGTTATAGCTTCACGTTCAGTTATTCTAGGTCGTGGTGCATTACAAATTGGTATGGGTAAAATGCCAGATTACAGATGGCAACCATCTAATGACTTCGGAATTAAGTCTGAGTCAGCATTGATTACATATATGAATGTACAGAAAACAATTTTGTTAGCTGAGACAGATGATTATGAAGATGCAAAAGTAGCTGGTTATGATTATGGTGTAGTTGTTGTAGACACGTACTTCAAAACAGTAGCGTAAGGATAAAATTATGGCAAAAGTACAAGTTACAGATTTATTTCTAAATAACCAAACACGTGTAACTGAAGCTGCTGTCGTTTCTATTCCTGCGAAACTCTCCGATGGAGATTTTCGTTTAGGAACTGGACCGCAGTTTATTACAGCTTCAGATACTTATGAGGCTTACAGTATTCCAGCTTTTTCTATCGTAGATAAGTTTAGCTTAGTTGTTAGAGAGCCTTTTGATGCAGGTATAACAGCTACAGTTAAAACTATTGTAGATGGAGAAGTTCTGCTTACTAATGCTGCGTTAGATACAGCAGGTAATACAGTTTCAGCTATTGAAGATGCTTTATTCACATCTGTTGATGGTTTTTCAGTCACATTTAGCGATACATCAAGTAAAGGTGTTTTACAATTAGTGGCTGATTATACGTCTTTAGATGATAAGAGCGGAAAATATACTGCTCCAATAAACTAGGAGGCTATAATGGCAACATACAAGCAAGGTTCATTACATTGTAATGACCAAGAAGTAGCTTCCGCGGCTACCGTTAAGACTTTAAATGCTTCATCTTTTACAGATGGGCTAGTTAAAGGTGACATTATTGAAATAGGAGCTTTACCAGATAAAAGCCTGTTAAAGTCTATTACAGTTTTAGTAAATGAGAAATTTGATGGCACAGCTCCAGCTTTTGATTTAGGGTTTGTAGCTGATAGTGGTGAGGTTGTACCTTTTGCAACTGGTATTGTCTTAACTAAACCTATAGCTAACATAGTTATTCCTATGCCAGTTACTGGATTAGATAATCCAGATGGTTCAGCTTATACGGGTGAAAATGGGACTCTTTGGTCTGGTGATGATGGCGTAGAAATAGCTATTAAATGGCAAGGTGGTGCAACTTCACCTACAAAAGGTAATCTTTTAGTAATAATGGATTACGTGTACTATGATACAAAAACCGGTAATTATGGACAAAACAAAGTCCCTTTGACAGTTTATGAAAACCAAGAAGAGTTAAAATGAAGAGATTTAGAAATTCATTAACAGTTTATGAGTAAAGGTTCTTAGAGGTAGCTTTTTAGCTACCTTTATAGAGTTTTACACTCAATTTTATTAAAGGATACATTATGGCAATGATTAAAGCTACACATTTAAAAAGTGATAAAAAAGAGGTTACTAAAGATAATCTAAATATGGGTAAACCAGATGCTCCTGAGCCATCTAAAGAGAAAACTAAACCTAAGATGGATTAATTATGACTGCACAAGACATAATTCACCAAGCTCGAGAGAGACTAGGTGATTTAAAATGTAATAGATGGACAGATGCTCGTCTTCTTTATTTAGTTAGTCAAGGACAGATAGATATGTGCTTAGTAACTGGCTATATTAGAAAATCTATTTTAATACCTATGGTTAATGGTTCTACTATTTATAACTTACCTGCTGACTGTTTTGCTATTTCACGTGTTGAATATAATAACAGTTTACTTCCTTTATATTCAAGAGATGTACAAGAAGGCACTACTGTTCCTTTAGCTGAGTTTATAGCATACAAAAGTAATTTAGATATGCGTAAACTAGAAATACACCCTGAAGGTAAAAATATACAAAGTTACGTTACTGTAACTGGACAAATTATTACAGATGATGGCTTTTCTGTATCTCCGCAATTTGGAGTAGTTACTTCATCTAGTGAAGAGAGTCTAATTATTGCTCCTTATTTTGGAGTGGCTACAGAAGCTTATGTAGATACAATCGGTGAATTAAGTGAAGTTAAACCTACTGATTTTGGAGACGTGTTTGGTTCATCCTTAGATAAAATAGAAACTGAGTATTCAAATGGTGAATATGGAGTTACTTTAGGTTTAGAATACACATTAACTAATGTAAGTGGGTTTGTCTCAGATGTTAAAGGTCACATAGTAAGTGGTAACTATGGATTGGTAGCTTCTATTAATAAAGAGAAGGACACTTTTAAAGTATATTATATAGCTACTCCTAGAAAACTACGTAATCTAGGTGATATTTTACAAGTACCAGATATTTGGCAGGATATTATAACAAGATATGTAGTCGGGACAGCTTTACAAGATGATAATGATGCTAATAACATAGCTCGTGGCGAGAATGAAATTCACAAGTTTTCAGAAGCTGTGAATAAAATAGCTGGATTAAGTGCAAGAGACTTCTCAAGAGGTTCAAATGTACGTAATGAAACAGAATACAGGAGAATATAATGAGTACAGAAGTTTTAGCTAAAGGTGAACAGTTAGTATTCACAAGACAATTAGCAGGTGAAGAAGATTTATTACTAGGTTTTGGCATCGTTGCACAAATTAGAGGTAGTGAAAATGTAGCTGTGACAGCTATTAATGCTTCTACTATACCTTATGATAGCACAAGAAGTGTAAAAGACGTGTTAGATGAGCTATTATCTAAAATAGGAAACTAAAATGGCTACTATTTTACATAAAGCAAAGGCTCTAGTAGAAGATATAGAGATGGGGTTTGGAAACACAGAACAAGATAGAGGTGGGACAAAGCTTAATGCAAGTGCTATTCCATTCTCACCTAGCCAGTCTATAGCAGAAGCCTTAGAAGACAGAGATACATCAACCTCTATAGATAGCAATTACGCTAAAAAGAATGGAACTTCTGGTGTAGAATTTGTAGTAGGTCAAGGTGTAAACCCTGAAAGAGCTGTACAAAAACAAGAGCTAGATACTGCACCTTACGCTAAAACAAATGGCGACAAGGCTAACACTTTTGCTGTAGCTGATAGTAATGTAGATGATGATGCAGTTAATGTTAGAAAGGTAAACGAGTTAATATCTGGACAAGTAGTTGTTTTTGCTGAGAAAGTTAACGTTTTAGAGTTAGATAATACTACTACGTATTTTCCCTCTCAGCCTTATCACCCAGCTACTAAAGGTTATGTAGATACTCGAATATCTGGAGCTTTTGTTTTTCAGGGCAGGGATACTTTAGATAATATTTTAAACTCTGACAAAGTTAGAGGTTATATGTGGCAATCAACTACAGCAGGCACTATGCCAGATGGTGTAACTCCAGTAACTATTGGTGATATGTTGGTAGTTAATGCTGACGGTGTGTGGAATAATATAGGTAACTTAACTGGTGAACAAGGTCCAGCAGGTCCAGTAGGTCCACAAGGTCCAGTAGGTCCACAAGGTCCGCAGGGTACTGGTTTAACTTTTGTAGGTTATGAAGACCCAGCAGTTATTACTACATTACAAGCTACAGTTATCGGAGAAGCTTATGTAGCTAATACTTCTGGTACAGATAGTAAAGGTACAAGTGTAGCTATAGATGATGTATTAGTAGCACAAGATATGGATAATCCATCTACGTGGATTACTATAGGTAGTTTAGTAGGTCCACAAGGAGAAACTGGTCCACAAGGAGAAGCTGGTCCACAAGGAGAAGCTGGTCCACAAGGAGAAACGGGAAGCCCAGCGTATAAGAATTTAATCATTAATGGTGGGTTTAATGTATGGCAGAGAGGTACAAGTTACACTTATGCTAGGGGTGCAACTGGATACAGAACTGCTGATAATATATATAGTTCAAATAGTACAGACGGAGAATTTACTCTATCAAAATCTGAATTAAATGGGAGTAACTCAATTAAGTGTAAAGTGGATACTGCTATTTCTGACCTAACAGCTAGAAATTATTGTCACGGTTTTAGATATAGATTTGAGGGACAAGATTTATACTCAATAGCTAAACAAGGTAAAACTTTAACGTTGTCATTTTTATTTAACTCTAATGTAGCTGGCGAATATCCTATATGCTTTAGAAATAATACCGACACAACAACTAATATAGAAAGCTACGTTACTACTTTTAATTATACGACAGCTAATGTAGCACAAAAAGTAGAAGTTCAAATACCGCTAAACCATACTTTTAGTCCAGCATTACTGAATGATTATAATACTGGTATAGATTTTGCAATAGGCTTTCTAAATCAAGGAGATTTTTCAACAGATATAACAGATACTTGGCAAACAGGAAATTATTTAACTGCTCCAAGTAGTGTAAACTGGGGAGCAACAGCCGGTAATTTTTTTGAAGTAGCAGAACTACAATTAGAGGAAGGTTTGGTAGCTACACCATTTGAACGTAGACCTTATGTTTTAGAGTTAAGTTTATGTCAGAGGTATTATGAAAATCACATGGATAATAACAGTCAATTATACAGTTACGAGTCATATAACATGGATAGATTGATAATTAAATATAATGTTAAAAAAAGAGCTACGCCCACTGTTTCAGCAATATATAGTAATACAGCGGACGAGATAAAAAGTATAGCTTATCCAGTTGATAGAGCAACATTAGATTTTTTCGTAGCCGCAAATAATTCAGATATAGGCTCTTCTGGTAGAGTAGCGACATTTAAGTTACATACTTATGAAATTGATGCGGGACTTTAAAGGGAAATAAAATGATTGATACAGTAAAACAACAAGAAAACGGTTGGTTAGTTAATGGCAATGTGTCTGTACCAGATGATAAAAGTAATAGACATTATCAAGAAGTACAAGAATGGATAGCTGATGGTGGAGTGGTAGAGCCACAATACACAGATGAGGAGCTAGCTAAAATAGAGCAGGATAAAATCAACACTGAGGCTAGAGATTACTTAGCTTCTACAGATTGGTTAGAGATAAGAAAGATGGAATTGGGTATACCAGTTCCTCCTGATGTCCTCACAAGAAGATGTGGAGCTAGAGATAGCATAAAAGAGATAGAGTAAGGATAAGATATGGGCTTAGTTATGGAAGGAGTTACTATTCCTGAGAATGGTGGCAATGTAATTATGGATGGCGTGGCTATAGATACAGTAATGATGGATGACACTATTGTATGGCAGAGGTATAAAGGACCTAGTAGTCCGATAACTGTGACAGCTAATAAAATATTAGTAGCTGGAACAGATTTTCCACACAATACAAATGTGACAGTTTGTATGGCAGGGGGTGGAGGTGGTGGAGCTACCGATTATCGCTCTATTTCAGGTCAAGAGAATGGCGGAAGAGGAGGCGGTGGTTCAGGTTGTGTTTCCAAGGTAGTTAATTTACCTAAAGGTACATCTGTAGCTGTCACTATTGGAGCAGGAGGTGCAGGTGGAGCAGCAAAATCTGCTCATCCTGGAGCTGATGGTGGTACATCTAAGTTCGGAAGTTATCTGTCTGCTGTAGGTGGTAAAGGTGGTACAACTAATAATGAACGAGGTGTAGGTGGTGCTGGTGTTAATGGAGGAGGTTCAGGTGGTTATAACTTTGTAAATGGACAAGGTTTTGCTACAAACGGCGGTAATTCTTCAGGATGCGGAGGTAACCATTCAGGTGGAACAACTAACACAAGTCAAAAAAGCTACGGTGGTGGCGGTGGAGCTGGTGGCTTTGGTAACGGTGGTAAATACTCTAGTACAACACCTCTAAATGCAGGAGCTAACACTGGCGGCGGTGGTGCAGGTGGTTACGGTGCTTTAGTCTCAGCTAGTAACGGTGGTTCAGGTAAAGTGGTATTAAGTTGGTAAAATTAAATAGGAGTTAGCAATGGCTAATGTTAGTATATTCAAAGAATTAGCTGTCATAGAAGATTTAGACCTCGGAATGGGGTCTAGTATAGGCAGTAGAGGTGGTAGCCAGATAAATGCTACTAAAATACCGTATTCAAACACGAATACAATCGCTGAGGAGCTAGATACTAAAGCTACTAAATCAGAAAGTGATAATACCTACGCCTTAAAAAATGGCGATGCGTCCGAAGAATTTGCTGTAGCTTCTCCGTTAAGTGCTGACTCAGCTACAACTAAGCAATATGTAGATGATGGATTAGCTGATAAGCCATCTTTAGGTCAGTTAGTTTCTGATTTATCTACAAGGGCTATGTTAAATGGAAACGCTAATGAAATTTTTACAGTAGCCTCACCTAGCTATCCTGCTGAACCTGCTAAAACTGATACTTTTAATTTTGGGTACTTTGAAGATTGGTTTAACGATAGGGCTCAAACGCAGATAGACAAAAAAGCTGATAAATTGACTACTTTAGATACTATTGTAGAACACGCAGATTATACACCTACAGCTCCTATGCACCCAGCTACTAAAAGTTATGTGGATAATAAAGTAGTTGATATAGGTGCAGGTGACATGGCTGAGGCTACCTTTGTTAATGCTGATACAGCTAGTAAAGCTGTATATACTACAGATAATATAGGTAGCTTTTCTTCACCTATGGGTATTTCAAGTAGTGATGAGGTAATGAGATTATCTACTAATATCTTAACTGATATTAATGATACTGCTGGTTTTGGAATATTTGTAGGAGCTGTAGATAATATAAGTGGAGATTTACCTCCAGCTGATGCAGGTACAAATCTTATCTTAGAACAGATGAATGTAAACACAGCACTAAATGGGCTAAGTTCGGTAAGTCTAGTTGCACAAAGAGCTACTACAAATCTAGGTGCGTATCATAGAGTTTACAACGGTTCGTCTTTTTCTACGTGGAAAAAAGCGGTAGCAGAAGAGGATATAGCTAACTATGCTTACAGTAAGGCAGAAGCAAATTCACTAAATTCTGTACAAGATACACAAATAGAGGCAAATAAAAGTGGCATAGCTACAAATAAAAGTGGCATAGCTACAAATAAAAATGACATAGCTACAAATCTTGCTTATATAAACACAAATCAAAGTAGAATAGCTACAAATAAAAGTAATATAACTACAAATACAACTAATATTGCAAGTAATAAAGCTTTAGCTAACTCCAAGATACGAGCTGACCAATACGCTACATCTACTGTAGGCGGAACATGCAAAGCTAGACGTAGTGGGACTACTATGTATATAACATTTAACGGCAATAACGCATAAAGGATAAAATATGGCACTACAAAATTACAATAAAACTGACTGGGTAAATGGCACAGCTCCGGCAATTAATAGCACTAATCTATTAAATATAGAGGATGGAATAGATAGAGCTACAAAGGCTATACAAGCTATAGAGACTAATCCTTATGTTTTACCCTCTGCCTCTGTTTCTACTTTAGGCGGTGTTAAGATGCAGATTATACATAATAGTGATGGTTCGGTAACTGGTAAAATTTGGAGTAACTAATGGGAACAGTAATGAATACAGAGGTGATTAACTTCTCATCTGGAATGGACACAGTTAAAGCCCCGCATCTAATTCATCCTACAGAAGCTTTACTTCTAGTTAATGTGAATGTAAGGGAGGGGTCATTACGTTCTGTACCATCTTTGAATGCTTTACGTAGCGTATCAGGAAATCACTTTATAGAATTTAGACAGCGAGTTTACGCATATAACAACTTTAGAGCTGTAGCTTTTATGAATAATAATATGTACTGGACAGATGGTTCAAGCTCTGGTAAAGTATTATGGGACGGCAGAGAGTTACCTTTAGGTATAGCTACTCCTGCTTCTCCTTTATCTATTTCAGCAGGTAGCTCGGGACCGCATAAAGGTGACTTTAAATATACTTATACATTTTACTCTACTGATACTGGAATAGAGTCAGCACCAGCTAGATTATCTCCTTATTTAATTGTAGATGAAAAAGCTATAACAGTAGATGGCTTTGCTCCATTCCCTAAAGATGGCGAAGGTAATGATATAGCTAATAGATATAGATTATATAGAATTGGAGGCTATTTACCTCAGTTTACATTAGTAGCTGAGTTAGAAAGTGGTAATGTTCCTTATACAGATAGTTTAGATGATACAGATATAGATGGTAGAATACTACATACTATTAGAACTGAGCCACCTATGGAAGGACTACACGATTTTGTTGAGTTAAAGGGTAGATTATTTGGCTCTTATGGTGCAAAGTTGTATTATTCTGCTTTAGGTAATCCAGATACGTGGTATAGCTCTAACTTCTTTACTATGCCTGATGATATAACTGGTATAGCTAAGTCACCTGCTGGGTTAATTATATTTGGAGAAAGCTTTACGTATCTTTTAATCGGTACAGCTCCAGAAAATTTTAGACTTAAAGTTATGTCTAATATTATAGGATGCGTAGCTAGAGAGTCTATAGCTTATTTTGGAGATAATGTTCTGTGGCTAAGTAAAACTGGTATATGTTTAGCCAACGGATATTCTATTGTTGGTTTGACAGAGGATAAGATAGACTTAATTAATGGTATAGTACCTTCCTCAGCGTGTGTATTAAATAGTGTATATTACCTACATTATAGACCTATTTTAACACCGACTGAAACTCTATATCCAAGTAATGAGTTATATCCTTTAGGCTTATCTAATCTTATGAGTTTATCAGAGGGAATTATAGTATTAGATTTTAAAAGAGGTAATAACTATAGTTATAAACTACTAAACTATAAAGATGTAACTTCTGTAGGTGTACTTAAAGATAATGTATGTGCTATAACAGCTTCCCCTGATTTACATCTTAGCACTATGAATGTTTATGCAGATGCAGGAGTGGAACAGCTAACTTATGTTAGCCCTAAATATATAAATGGTAGCTTCTCAACATTAAAAGAGTACGAAAAGATACGCATTAATTTTTATGGTGAGTTTACTATTAAAGTTATATTTGATAGTGGCGAAGTAGTTTTAGAAGAGAAAATATCATCTTTAGCTGTAGGACAACGAGTAGAATTAAGTAACGGCAACGGTGCATTATTTACAGAAGATAGTGTAGTTATTTTAGGAATACCTAACAATAATAATAAATCGTATTCTATTACTTTTGCGATTACTGGTGTAGGTGATATTAAAAGTATTCAATACAGTTGGAAACCTAGGGAGTTGCCATAATGGAAGATGAATTTTTATCTGCTCAAAATAAAGCAGTACAAGATATTTTAAACAAAGCTAAGACTGTAGATAATGCTAATAAAACAGATAATGAAAGAACAGATAGCACAATAGCTATACAGCTACCTAAAAAGCTAACTCCTTCAGATGATATAGAAGATGTGAAAAGAGTAGTTAATCATATTATAGACATATTAAGCAGGTATTAAGCAATTTTTGAGTATTATATAATATGATTATAAAAGCTGAAAAAGAACACATACCAATATTAGCTTTGATGTTATTAGCTATGTATAAAGAGTTATTTCCTTTGGATGCCTCATCTAATACAGATGATTACGTATCTCAGATAGTGGAACATTTTAATGACCCAAGAGACGTAATCTATTTAGATGATAAATTTAGGGGCTTCTTTGTAGTAAGAGATGAGACAGAGAAGATAGCTCCTACACTACATAGATATAATGGTATTCGCATATATATTAAAAAAGAATATAGAAAAGGTAGATTACTCGCAGAGTTCTATGCTAGACTATTCAAAGATTACCCAGATGGTGACATTTTAGGTGTTACAGAAATAAATAGTGAGCATATAGCTGTGTTAGATAAGAGGCACGAGCGTGTAGCTAACGTATATAAATTAAGGAGAGTGTAATGTCTACGGGTTCAGCACTTTTAGGTGGAATAACGGGAGTAGTAGGTTTAGCAGGAGCATATTCAGAAGGCAAAAAAGCCGATGGAAGCATGAGCAGAGCTAGAAGTGCTATGGATAATGGTATAGCTTCATTAAAGGACTACGCAGAGCAGGCAGGTGTCCACGGTCAGGATGCTTTAGATTACGCACAGAGTATGGTATCTGACTGGGAAAATACTTATGGTGGAATAGAAGATAATCTGTCTAATTACTATAATAATTTAGACCCTCAAAAATACGCTCAGGCATACAAAACCGACTTAAATATGAACATAGATAAACAAGTAGCTCAGTTGAATGAGACTATGGCAGCTTCTGGTTTACAAACAGCAGGTATGCAACAACAGACAGCTAAGGAAGCTGCGTTTGCTAAGGCTACTGGTGGGGCACAAGCTGACATAAATGCAGAAGATAAGGTAAACAGTATGAAAAACAGTTTCTTAAACGCTGGAATGGGACAGAAAGCAATGGCTAATAGCTCAGTAATAAACGCTGACAATAATTTAGCTTCTTTATCTATGAACACTGGAACAAGTTTAGCTAATGCTTACAATGGAAAAGCTAACTTAAATCAACAGCAAGCAGGTATACATGCAGCAGATGCCGCAGGTTATATGAAGATGGCTATGGATGGCTTTGGAATGGCAGCAGGTAGTACATCAAGCGGAGGAGCTAGCGGAACTGGCGGTATGGATGCATCATCTATGGCATCTATAGCTGGAATGTTTGCGTAATTTATTATGGCTACAATAACAGCTACGGGACAACTCCCTACGAAAATTACAAATATGAGTAAACTAGATACTACTTTACTGCATTTATGTAAAGATACATACGAAATCTCTTACAATGAACTAGAAGACTCTATTAATGAGGGAAGATGTATGTTGGATTATTACCATAATGACCAATGGACAAATAACCAATTACGTGTATTAACTTCAAGAGGTCAGCCAGCAGAAACATTTAACGTAGTTAAAATGCTAACTCACGCTATGGTAGGTTACTTTGATACAGTAGCTAATCAAATATCTATAGAGCCTAGACATATGAACTCTTCTACGTCAGCTATGATAGTTAATGATGCGGTACAATATATCCAAGATACTAATGACTACGAAACACTACGTAGAAAGTTGCAGATAGATAGCTTACTAACTGGTTTATGTGTTACTTATGAAACAGTTGTAGATACTGGTAAAACTGACAACTATGGAAGACCTATATATGATATTTCTATTGAAAGAGTACCTAGCTGGCAAGTTCGTATTGACCCTATGAGTAAACGTGATGATTACGAGGATGCTAGATACATACATAGATACAAATGGCTACCAGAAGAAGAAGTTATACGTCTATGGGGTAAAGCTAAACTAGAAGAGATAACAGCTTATTACAATGCTTTAGATGGAGATACAACAGCCGACTGGTGGGAAGAGTATAGCTCAGAAGCAGTAGGTAAATATAGACAATGGAATAACTACCAAGTTGTACATTCTGTAGTTAAATACAAGAATAAGATATATGAATGTCTATGGTCAGGTGAAACATTATTAGAGAAGAAAGTAGTTAGCTTCAAAAAAGTACCTTTTCCATATAGACCTATTAAATTATTTGAGCCAGTTAAAGCTGGGTACTATGGAGCATTTAGAGAAATAGCTGAAACACAGTTAGCTATTAATCAAGCTATTATCCAAATACAACAGTTAATTAATACATCTAAAGCATTTGTAGAAAAAAGTGCTGTAGAAAACTTGGATGACTTTAAAAAGACGTTTAATACAGTTAATGCAGTAGTTACTGTAACTGATTTAGATGGTATTAGAGTTGAAGATATGAGCAAGGATATAGCTGCTCAATACTCTATTATAAATGAAGCTTTAACAAGAATTAAATCTGTTCTAGGTATCAATGATAGCTTCTTAGGTCAAGCTTTTGCTTCAGATAGTGGACGTAAAGTGGGAATGCAGAAACAATCCTCTGCTAGTCAATTATCTGTATTGACTGATAGAGTTAAATATCAACATAAAATGGTAGGATGGGACATTGTTAATCTCATTCAACAGTATTGGACAGCAGAGAGACTAATTGCTGTATCTGACCCAGTTAATGGGCTAAGATATGCAATGGTTAATAAGCCTTTACTTATGCCTAATGGAGAGATAGACCCTAAAACTGGACAACCTAAAATGACTCCAATATTTGAGCCAGAAGAAGACCCAGCAACTGGAAAATATCTAAAAGATAAAGATGGAGCTATTATTTTAACTCCTCTTAATGACCCTGATACAGACGTTAAGTATGCAGAAGTTCAACTTAAAGTTATAGCTACTAATACGAATAACGCAGAAGAGAGAAACCAGCTACTTTTAGAGACTGTGGTTAATGGTCCTATTGGACAAGCTCTGTTACAGATGAACCCAGCAGGTTATATGCAAACAGCGGCTATGATGATACAAGAAAGTGGAACTAAAAATTCTCCTGCTATAGCTAAGATTTTAAACACTACAGCGGCTATGGTATCTAAAGGTCAAATAGACCCTACTTTAGCTATGAGTGGCGGAGACGCTAGTGCTATTATGGGTGCGGCTTTAGGTGGTAGCAACGGCGGAAGTAATGCTGTACAAGGTAAAAAGTCTCAACAGCTTCAAGTGCCTACAAGATTTAATAATGGAGAAACTAATGTTTAATTTACATAGAAAATTAATAGGTCAAGCACCTATGACTTACGATGCAGGAATGGGAGCTGGCGCAGGAGCTAGTAATTTTGCTGGTATTTATCTACAAACTAGACAAGACAGCAGAGCTGAAAGACAGGCTCAGTTTAAAGAGAAACAACAAAATATTATTTTAGCTGAACAACAAAAACAGCAAGCTATAGAACAAAGTCAAGGTCAAAACAATTTACAAGATGTAGTAAAGCAGCAATCTCAAGAGTTACACCAGCTAAAATCTCAAATGGCAGGTGACACAGTTAAAAGAGCTGTGAACTATGCTTTAGCTAATCCAGATGTACAGAGTACAAAGGATAGTATCAGAGAGATAGAGGCTAATCCATTAGCTTTAAAATCTTTAGCTGCAAATAAAGGCGATTTAAGAGTAGCCGTACCTGATTTAGATAGAGACACAATAGCTAAATCTTATATAGGTACTGGTATTGACACAGATACAGCTTATAAACTAGCTGATAAAAGTATGGCTAGTGGAATGACAGTAATGTATAAAAATAGTAAACCTTTAGATTTATTTTCTATTGGTGAAGCTATGGGTACAACTAAAACAGCGCCTACTCCTATTATAGATGATATAGAAAAGAATAAGCACGCTATTATTAAGTTTGCTAAAGGTGAGGATGGAACTACACAAGCTCCTACAGATGGAACTACACAAGCTCCTACAGATGGAACTACACAAGCTCCTACAGATGGAACTACACAAGCTCCTACAGATGGAACTACACAAGCTCCTACAGATGGAACTACACAAGCTACTACAGATGGAACTACACAAGCTCCTGCCACTAAACCTGTTCAACTTGAAACTAAGGAAGATGGAACTAAAGTAGGTAGTACAGAGATTACCACTGAGGATGGAACAAAGATAAATGCTAAAGTTTCTGAGGATAAGAACGGTAAAAGTGATATTAAGCTATCTAATGGTAGTAAGGCAACTATACAAAAAGATGGAACTGGAGTAATTAAAGAAGCTAACGGCAATTTAACTACTATTAGTTCAGATGGTAGCTCTGTAACAGTTCAGCCAGATGGTAATGTAATTTCTCACGGTTATACTTTACCTAATTCAGTTCAGATGGCTTATGATTTACTCGGTAAAACTTCTAGCTTCTCTAAAAATGCAGAACTTAATAGAGAGTTAGCTCAAGCTAGAATTGATGCAATTAAAAATCCTAAAAAATCTGACTGGAAAGATTTTCTAACTCAGTGGAAAGCTGACCCAGCTAATAGCTCACGTACTCTAAAGGATGCAAGAGAGGATTGGAAAGCTGGTACGGCAGGTTCAGAAAGTACACTACAAAAGAGAAAGAACTTCTTTTTACAGCAACGTAGACCAGACGGCTCTCCTAGATATACAGATGCAGAAGCTTCTCGAATGGCTGTAAACTCAGTAGTTAAAGGTTTACCTGCTGAAACTTGGCAAGCTCAACAAGATTTAGAAGAAGCTAAGAAAAGTGGCGACCCTGAGAAAATTAAAATGGCTCAACGTACTTTACTTAAAGTTACATCTACTGGTGGGAATGTCACTCGTAAAGACCAACAAGGAGATATGGCACAGTCTTTAGCTACACCGCCTAAAGAGTATAAATTTGACCCTAGTATACCTACTACAGATTATGAAGCTAAACAAGAAGCTCTGGCACGTAGTACAGTTATGAATGACTCCCACTCTAAGGCTAGAGTGGATGCTACTTTAGATACAGCTAAAACTGTAGCTCAATTAAAAGAGTTATCTCAAGACTTTCTAGCCGCCGCTAAGAATGGCACATTTAAGTCAGGTCCTATTGACCAATTTGTAAACTGGGCGTCTAAGAAAACGGGAGCTGAATTATCTACATATACGCCTAAGCAGATAGCTACTCAAACTGGGCTAGATGCTAGAACATCTATGTTAGTGTCTTCATATATCAAAGCTCTATCTGGTTCACAATATACTGACCAAGAGTTCGATAATAAAATGAGGGAAGTTACTGGTTTAGCTTCTGACCAAGAAAGTGTACGTGTAGCTACTATGAAATCATTTCAATCTGAAATAGATAAAAATTTTCAACAAGACATTAGATGGCTTAAAGATAATAAAATGTATAAAACAGCTAAAGATAGATTGCAGATAGCTAATGCACGTACTCAGCATACTACTCCATCTAATGGAGAACAAGTAAAACCGCAAAATGAAGAGAAAAGTGCGGAGCAAGCTATATTGGAGAGTTTATAATGGATAAAGTAAATTTTATAACTGGTGGGCTTCCTATAGGTGGACAGCCTGCTGACATAGCACAGCCAGAAGAAACTGATAATACTACACCATCATCTGTAGCTCAGTTTACAGCAAAAGATAAACAGCTAATGGATTATGCAGATAAGGTAGAAGATAAACACGGAGCTGACCTTGTAGCTCCTTCACCTAATACTGTTCCTAGTCCTAATACTGACTGGGAAGCAGATGCAGAAAAAGTAAAGGCAGAAAAGAATGCTAAAATAGATGCTTTTTCACGTAATCAGAATTATAAGATAGATAAAACTTTACTGTTAAAAGCAGGTAAGGCAGGTAGAGATAAAGGGCTTACACCTAAACAAACTGAGCAGAAACTTAGAGAGAAAGGGTTTCAGATACCTGATGGAGCTATTCGTGACTCTTTACTTGAAGTAGGACTTAAGCACGGAGTGTTAGATAAGGTAGCTGACTCTTATAATATACCTACAGCAGATACTTCACCTTGGCAACGTGCAGGGCAAGAGATGATTAAGATAGGTGCAGAAGCTACGGCAGGTGTTACGTCTTTAACTAATGAAACTGAACTACACGAAAAAGCTATAAATTTAGCTAAAACTATGGAAGATAAAGAGACGGCTTGGAAAAATCAAAACAGTATCTTAGATGCAGATGGTAAGATAGACAGACCTTGGAATGTTGCAGGTGGAGCAGCTGAGGCTGGAACATATGCAACTATTGGAGCTGTAGCTTCTTTACCTACTACAGCACTTAGAACTGCGGCTTTAGCTGACTTTATGGCTACATCTTCACTAGACACAGCTAGATATTTAGGCTCAGATAAGATAGATGCAGGTCAATATGCAGTTAATATTGGAGCTAACTTATTAGGTTTTGGTTTAGCTACTAAAATGTTTAAAGGTGAGGTAACAAAAGGTTTAGAAAATGCAGATATAAAAGCTTTTAATGATGCAACAACTGAACAAAAGGCATACGCAGTTTCACTTTATGACTGGGCAAAAAAGAATGATATTGACTTACTTAGTTCAGATGTGAATGATTTTGATACTACAGCTAATATGTTTTTGGAAGAGTCTAAAAAGAACTTTACTACAGCAAGTGTTATGTCAGGAGAACTGCAAAAGAATTTACATAGCTTAGTTAAGGTTACACATAACATTATGGGTAGTATGGCTAATGCTAAAGAACTAACTCCTAATGTAGCTAATAATGTAAAGCAGTCACTACTTAATATAGAGACAGATTATGATAATAAAATATCACAAGCTTATAAAGAGTTAGCAGATGCAGACCCTAAAACCGCTACATTACCTAGTGATGCGTTAATAGAAGATTATAGAAAATCATCTACGTATTCAGAATTAGCTAATACTAAGGCAGGGAGACTGGCAATTAAAAATGCTGAAAGTTTGGCTTTAGATGATGGTAAAAACTACGCTCCATCTGATCTTTACGCTCTTGTGAAATCGGTAAATAACTTAGCTTATTCTACAGATGATAAAACTTTAGCTTCTGCATATACTAATTTGTCTAGTTATTTAGAGGATAGGATGGGAAAATTAGCTAAACTACAAGGTAGTGATACGTTTATGGATAAACTTAAATTTGCTCGTGGATTAGCTAAAGAAAAAGGTGACATTTTTGGTTTTAATAAAAGTAGAACGGGAGCAGTTGTTTCGGATATTCCTAAGCTAATTAAAGAAGATAATCCAGATAAAGTAATGGATATTTTATTCTCTAATCCTAGAACTTTTAAAGCTATAGATGCTCACCTACCAGTACAAGTAAAGACAGATTTACAAGATTATGTTAAAGGTAGTTTACTACAAAAACATACTCAAAAAGGTAAAACTACAGCAGGTTCTTTAATTGACTTTTCAGGTTTAGCTAAAGACATTGATAAAATGGATATTAGAACTATGAAAGAGTTATTTGGAAACGAGGAAACTCTTAATTTACAGCTAATAGCTTCTGTAGGTAAGATATTAGGAAAGCAGTATGATACGGACGTAGCAGGTGGTAATGTATTAGGTGCATTAGGTGAAAAGAGGCGCATTGGAGCGGCAGTAAAAGATGGGTTTAAAGGTATGGCTGAATGGGCATCTGACCTATTAGTTAGTAGAAAAAGTGTTAGAGCTTTAGTAGCTAAAGATAAAGCTAAACTCGCTATGAATATGGAGAAGCTAAAAGGTGAACTCAAAGAAACTGGTATTCAAGACCCTAAAAATATCTTAAATAAAGTAGTAAATAGCATAGAAGAAGTCAAACCAATTGAGCGTATAGCTAGAGAAAAAGAGGACTACGGAGATATTAATGATATGGTGAACACAAAACCTAAATCAGAAATAGCTTCAAAACTTAAAATTGAAGATAAAGAGATTAAAGCTCAAACTAGACAAGTTCAAAATGACTATACTAGAGCTAATGAAGCTATCACAGCAGAGGCAAGAGCCCACGGTTTTAGTCCTGAGTTAAAGCAAGAGTATAACGAGCTAAGACAAGCTTATACACAAGCTAAACATCAAGGTGACTTGTCACGAATGAGTGAAACAAGTGGAAAAATTGATGATTTATATGATAGGGTAGTAGCTAATAATATAAAAAGAGCTGAGAAACTTGCTCAAGCTAAAATTGATAGACTTAGCCAGCAAGAAGAAAGAGCTAGAAAAAGAGCTGAACGAGCTAGACTAGCTCTACATAGAGAAGCTAACTCTACAACACAAGAAGCTCGAGAAAAGGCTGAAAGTGACCTGCTAGAAACTTCAATTAATAGAGAAGTAGCTGAGGCAGAAAGAGATATAGTTGTACAGAGAGCTAGAAATCTAGGTTCTACTTTACCTAAAACAGTAGAAAATTTACCTAAAGAAATAGCTTCTAAGACAAATAAATTTGTTGCATCTTTAGGTGATGGCTGGAAAATAAATAATGTAAGAGGGAATAATGAAAAACATATATATTTACGTAATTCTATAGATGGTTCATCTTTTGTAGTTCATTTAAGTCGAGACGGTAAAAGATTAACAGCTACTACTACTGGACTTAATAATGGTAGCGGTGTAGGAGGTACAGTTTATCCTGCTTTATGGGACTACGCTAAAAGTTTAGGTGCTACTTATCAGCCAGATAATATCCTACTTACAGCTAATCCAGTACGTATGACATATAATATGCTTAAATATATGACTCAAAGAAGTGGTGATGCTAAACATATTTTAGTGGGAAGAAGTCAAGTAGGAGCTACGGCAGGAAGAGGAAGCGTAAATTTAACTGGTAAACCTCTAACTAGAGAAACAGCCAGAAAACTCGTTAGACAATTCGCTAGAGTTATTAAAAGTAGAACTGGAGTTGAAATAACTGGCAATATGACTAACAAAGAAATAGCTAGAGCAGGTAGAGAGCTAGGCTCTAATAGTAATTATAGATTAGGTAAAAAAAGTATTAGACTTTTAAACAAATTAATGTCGCCTAATCAAACTATGCTAGGTATGGCAGGAATATTAGCTATTCTTTCTCAGGATAAAGACCTAGAAAAACTACTGAGCGGAAGCTCAGAAAATAACACATCAGCTAAAGGGCAAATGAATAGCTTTTTAACTGGTGGTCTAAATCAATAAAGGAGTAATATGAGAAATATTATATTAGCTGTACTTTTATCAAGTGTAGCTGTGGCTATGTCGGGTATCGTTTTAACTGGGTGTACCTTTATTTTAAATAATGGTACTTTAAATAGTAAAAAATTAAGAAAAACTAAACTAGGTGGTGTTACAATGAGTCTACAAGAAGCTAAAGAATATCAAAAAGTCCACGGTGGAATTATAACTGCGGATGGTAAAAATACTTTTAGAGTTACTGAGCTTAAGAGTTAATCTTAAGCCAGAAATTAATAGCAGATTGTAAATCTTTTACTCTGCTAAAGTCCCGCACTTTATAGCTACGGTTTAACTCTTGAGTGAGTTCGTACTGTAGTTTAGCTACTCTATCATCAATAACCTCCTGGTTTACTGGCATAGGTGTAGCTTCTCCATACAGATATTTATTACTTTTCTTCATTATGTTATCCTATCTAGTATCTGCGTTAAATCATCAAATTCTGTAGCTATCACAGAATACCCACCTGCCCTTTTTACAAGGTTTAAGTTATACTCTTGTAACTTTGATGTATTTTGTCTAGTAAAAGGAGTTTTAACTTCTACAGCTAAAAATCTACCTTTATAACATATAAGTAAATCAGGTACTCCTTTCTTAGATGCAGAGACTACTTTAACTACGTATGCACCTTTAGCTTCTAATCTTTTTATTATCTTGTTTTGATAATCTTGCTCTTTCATTTTATCTCCTAGGTAAGAGCTATCAAGTTAATAGCTCTCGTACAAAAAAAATAATTAATACAGGACCTCCTTACCTCAGCTGTCTTCACGGTCGGGTTAAGATGAGCTTTACGCAATCCCTCTTACTGGCGGTTTATTATCTGGAGCATCCTCTCTCTTTATAGATAGCT